TAGGGTTTAGTTAAAAAACGTTGTAATACCACGGTTTGTAAGCGCTAACAAGAAATCCAATTTTGAATCCAATTTTGTCCAATTTCGTCCAAATTGGTAAAAATCACTGAAAATTTGACCAAATTTACTTAAAAATCGCTCTAAAAATACCATTGTTCGGTACGTAACGAACGTTTTTGATTGGATTTGAATAAAATGGCTCATTTCGTTCGGTAATTGTCAATTCTTGATAAACTGCAATTTTCTAAACCATATCATAATCATTTGCTAATTCTAAATGATAAGTTTGAAACCAAAAATTACTCAGCTTAACACGTCTTCCTACCTGAATATCATCACGAACTTCTGTGACCTTATGGGTCGTATCAAACATGTTGGCCATAGAATCCAGCCAACCAGCGCCATAATATTTTTGTTCTTCTTTTGGGATTTCACAAATTGTGACCACATCCCCGACTTTGAATTTTGGTGCCTGATTTGGTTCGACTAAATTTGAGTCATTTACTTCGTCATGAATGCGTCCGAAATAGGCTAATCGTGTGAATCCCTCCATCTTCATAACGCGCACATTGCGACCTCGGTAACGAACGATATCTCCAACTTTAACTGTCATAACTAACCTTTCTAAACAATATCATAATTCAGTACGGGTTCCAAGTGATAAGTTTGGAATATCCAGCCATGAATAGATACAACTTCACCAGAACAATTAGATTGTCTAGGATTAGAGATTTGCACTGTTTTACCCACATATTTGTCCATTTCTGGCATCCAAGTGGTTCCATAATACTTCTTTTCGAGTCTAGGGATATCCTGTACAATGACGTAATCACCATCTTGTAATTGTGGTTGCTTTACAGATTCAACAAGTTCGATATCAGAATTATCACTTTTGAACCAACCGAATCCTGCTAATTTGATTTCTCTATTTCCCGTAGGGGTTTGACTATCAGATTGGATGACGCGTACTGTTTGGTCTCGATATTTGACTATATCACCAACTTTAATGTCCATTTTTGTATTCCTTTCTAAATGATATCGTAATCGCTAATTTTTTCCAAATGATAGGTACGAAACCATAATCCGTCGAGTAATGCCAACGGTCCATGTTGGTCATGATTTTGGTAGTTTTCAACCTTAAATGTACCACCAATTCGACTATCCATGCGTGACACCCAGACACCATTGGATGCTGCCTTCTCCCAAGACGGGATATTGTTGATGGTGACGTAGTCACCGATTTCAAAAGTTGGAACTTGAATGGATTCGACAAGCGTCACATCGGGCTCATAAACCCATGTACCACCAAATGAGCCAAAGATTTGAAGTTCCTTCATAGAACTGTTGACCCGGTTTAACACTCGATATTTCTGACCTTGATAGCGAACAATATCACCAACTTTAATATCCATTTACTATATCCTTTCTAAATCATGTCATAGTCTTTGACCTTTTCTAGATGATAAATTTGAAAGGCTTGACCATCACCAAGGGTTGCGATTTGACCATCAACTGCCGTGTCTCGAATATGGGTCACAGGCCACACTTTGTCAATATATTCATTCTTTTCTTTCCACCACATTAAACCAGAATGATTTTGTTCTGCTATTGTTATTGGTTTTACAACGACTAAATCACCGATATTGAGTTGTGGGAGTGTGACATGTTCTACATTGATATCATCCTTTAACACCTTCATGTAGCGCTTGAAATCATCCAGATTGAATATGCCCGTACGAGATAAGGTGATACAATGTTGACTCAATTGCATGACACGTTGTTTTTGCCCTCTAATAGTGACAATGTCACCAACTTTAACATCTATGGTTTTATTCATTTCTAAACAATTTTTAAATGCTGTCATAATCTTTGACCTTTTCTAAATGATAGGTACGAAACCATAGGCCATCAAATGATACTAGTGGCCCATATTCTTCGTGATTCATACAGCTGTCAACTTCAAATACTTTACCAATGTGATTATTCATACGAGAAACCCAAATACCGTTTGAGGTAGTCTTCTCACAAGGTGGGACATCGTTGACGATGACCTTGTCACCCCTTTTTAATGATGGGGCTTCGATGGGTTTGGTGAGTTTCACATCGGACTCGTAGGCCCACACACTGTTAAAGGAGTTAAATAGGTAGAGTTTCTTTTCAAATCCATAGGCACATCTCAATACACGATATTGCCTATCTTGATATTCGACAATATCACCGACTTTAATGTCCATAGCAATATCCTTTCTAAATCATATCGTAATGACTGACCTTTTCTACATGATAAGGGCAAATCCATAGACCATCAATGTTAATACAGGTTCCATAATTTTCGTCATGGCAAACACCCAGCACTTTATAGGATTGGGAAGATGTTGTACAAGATTCACGCCCTGAACCCCAATAAAAGGCATATGTCTCTTTTTCCTCATATGGGATATCATGGACCATTACGAAGTCACCGGTCTCGATATCTGGAAGGTCTACTGATTTAATCAATTTCAATTTTGATATGTCATCGAAAACTCTGCCGATATGTGACAGTTCCAAACTGCAAGAATAAACCGCCATGAGTCGTACAATTTCACCTTTATACTCAACAATATCACCGACTTTAATTACCATCATATACCTTTCTAAATTATATCGTCATACTCAACTGGTTCTAATCGATTTTTTAAACAAAAAGAGCTCCCTGGTAGGAGCTCATAAGTCACTTAGTTTTCGACCAATTTTGTTGATTCTTGTTTGTTGCGTTCATTGACCAAACGTTCACGAATAGTGGCAAGGGAATCATCAACTAAAAGTTGACCATCTAGGAAAACTGGTCGTAATGCCTTCCAAGTTGAAGCAGAAACCTCCGCTTCATTTAGGCCATCCATCCATAGTAACTCGTTGTTTGATTGGTCACCTGTCAAGGTTGTGAAATCAAAATCTGGATTTTCTACTAAGACATCGTCTTTACGAGCAACAACAACACGTCCACGTTGAGAACGTTTTGTGCCGTCATCAGTCTTAGGGTCTTTAAAGAGCATACGCTCTTCGCCACTAACAATAGCAGCAGTCGCTTTGACTGCAAAACCAAAGGTGTCACGAGTGTGATATTGATAAGAGAATGAACCAATACCAAACACAATATTTGTGGTTGCGAACCCTTTTGCTTCAAGACGTTCTGAGATTTTTGTAGCACGCTCAAGGTTAATCGAATCGCCATAGATGGCACCAATGTGTGAATCTAAGACTTTATAACCTTGTTCGTTGATAGTCCCACCAAATGTATCCCAGAGGCATTCAATAAGACCCTTTTCTTCAGGGGTGGTACCGTTCACTTTTGTACCTGTTACGATATCCACTGGGTCCCCACTATCAGGGCGAACGACCAATTTCCCGTCACGAGCCATGATAATGTCTTTAAGAGCTGGAAGATATTCAGTGACCACCTTCCAGAAGTCCCAAGTGTCTGATACAACTGAGAACAATCCTGTTGGATAAACATCAAGAAGAAGATGTTTAAATAGTTCCAACTCATCTGCTTGACCGTATGAGCACATGACACTGTGTTCAGTTGCTGAGATAGAAGCACCTGTTGTAAAATCAAGTGGCGCGTGATAATATTTGTGAGCGCCAAAGATGGCAGGGATTGTGTCAGTCCCTTGGAAAGAAGTCAAGTGGCCCATTCCTGATGTCATACCTGATTGTTCAGAAGACATACCTCGAAGAGAAAAGTCATGACCTTGGAATTCTACACCTGCTGTGAAACCTGTTGTTTTGAGTGCGTATTCATCCAACACTTTACGGTATTGGTATGCCAATGTAGCTGATGTAATTGGTTGCCAAATTGTCGTTGACAAGATGGTCTCTAAGAAATTAGTCAACCAGAAGAATTCAGGTTGAGTATTTTCAATTGTCATTACAGGGTAGCGCATTGGCGCAAGTGTCCCTTCAGGAAGTGCGTTAATCTTGATTGGCAGATAACCAAGGTTGTGCAATTGAATAAGATGTTCAGTATAAACTTCAGTTTTACCCAAAGTGTTTTTGACAAATGTTTCATAAGTCGTAATAACATCTTCAAGTGGTTGGCTGAAGAACTCGTCATTGAAACGGTTAATGAGGTATTCCTTGATGAAATACTGAAGACCGAAAAAGACAATTTCATCAGACCACGGTGCATATTTGTTTGACCGAGGGGTCAAAGTTGAATAGACTTTAGTAGTCCCTTCCGGGTATTGTTCGCGGTGTGACAATTTGTAAAAATCGGTTGCCAAATAGATGGGTGTCGTCATAGGTTGGTCTCGCTTTCTGATATGTTAAATAATGTCCATTACAGGTCTAATGTAAACCTTTTTCGATTCATCATATTTACTTGTGGACATGTTTGTGGAATCTTGAGGAATAGCAATGGAATCGGTTGAGAAGATTTTGCTAAAGATTGCTGGTACTTGTCCCATATCAATAGCTTTTTCAGCGTGGGTTACAATAAGCCAATTGTTTTCTGATTTGATATCCAAATCTGTTTCAATGGCTTTGACGGCACCAACAAAGGTTCCTCCGTAAGAACACAAATCATCAATGATAATAAGAGGAGCATTTTCCGCGGGTCGTTTTGTTTCTTTGTGGATGTTGGCCTTGATATTTTCAATTTTACCTGTAGCAAAATTGCGAATCTTTTCACAAATGATGACATTTGGATATTCTTCATAATTGTAACGTTTAGCTGCACCTTTATCAGGAAAGACAAACCACGCGTCTTCTGGATTTAGGCCAGTATAATCAAGTACATCTTTTGCAAGAGAATATTTGATTTCATGGGCTCGTCCAGGCATATAACGACGAAGCTTTTCAAGCGTTACAGGCGAATGAGGGTCGAGAATATAAACGGTCAAAAGGGCTTTGGTCATTTTTCCAATCATTCGTGTTAAAATGTCAAGTGAGAAAGCCGTTCCGGGATTTTGCACCCTATCCATACGTGAATACGGCATGTAACCAATATATAGGTTATAAAATTGACCAAGTGAATGGATGGCATCATCTAATAGGAAGAGTTCAAAAATAGATTCATCATTTTCATAATACCAATAGATATCATTCAAATATTCTGGCTTTTTATCGAGGAGTTCCGGTTTTAAATCTAGTCGACGTTCTTTGTTGGGGAAGGTGATAAATTCGACTAATTGTTTGTTAATAAATAACATGTGATTACCTTTCTATTGATAGAGGGGCTTGATATCATCACGCTTGATAGCATAATAACGAGGTGGTCGACCTTGTGTCTTGGTCTTAGCAAATTCATCAGTTTCAAGCAGAACCTTTTGCACAAAGGTCATTTGTCGTAAATTTGATGGCAACACCTTTTTATAATAAGGTTGGAAATGAGCCAAAATATCACGAGTTTCTTCAAGAGTGATTTTGTCCCCTGCTAAAAATAGGGGTAGTGGATGTTTGTCCCAGTTGTTAGCCAAAATATGATAGGCCAAATTTACCATCTCGGTATGGTCAAATGGTAATTCGAGATTTGGAACAAAGGGTACCCAATCATCATCGAAGGTTGATTGATTAGATAATAGCACCAGTGTTGGAATAGATACCACATGACCGCGTTCATCACGAAATGGGTTGGTTCTTGCTGGTAACTCTTGTAGCGTATAACTCAAACTATCAAGATTTGTTTTCTCATCAAGCGTACGCTTAACAGCAGATGAAATGTGTTCATTTTCTTTTAGTAAAACACCTGGGAGTGCAGGCTCGCCTTTCGCTGGTTCAACCTCTCTTTTTGGGGTATAGAGTTTGATAATATGATTCGCTCGGTCATAAGCCAAAATGAGCAAATCGACTGCTAAATTTTGAGTGGGTGTTAACTTCATACGAAAGTCCCCTTTACTGATTTTTATTTATGATTAATAATTATGATTAATCTTTATGTTTATTATAGAACATTATTTTTTGAATGTCAAGTGGTTTTATTAAAAATTTTAAACCATGTCGAAAGATGTGACTGGTTCAATATGATAGAGTTGGAAATTGTAACCATTGATTCTACCAACCCAACCATTATAGTCACTGTACACAACTGATGTGATAATATATGTTTCATTTGACTTTGCGAATTCACTCATGGGATGTACCCATGTGACCCCATAATCATACTTTTCTTCCTCTGGGATATCATTGATAATAACCGTATCACCCGGTTTTAAGATTGTGTCAAGGCTCGATTCGATTAATTTTACGTCGTCTGATGAATTTATAGTAAGCCAACCAAAATGTGAGAATCGACACTTTAAAAAGGGTAACGTTGGGTCGATGGACATGACACGAACATGTTTGCCTCGATATTCTACAATATCGCCTGGTTTGATTTTCATTTATCTATCCCTTCTTAAATCATGTCGAAATTGTTAACAGACTCAATATGGTAGAGATGAAATACATATCCGCCGATGTTTCCAATCCATCCATATTGGTCATTGTATCGTACGTTTTTGACCGTATGAATTTCACCCGACATCATCAAATTTTCCATTTCACTCAATCAAATGACCCCATAATCATCTTTTTCTGCCTTGGGGATATTGCGAATGATGACCTCATCACCATCCCTTAAAGTTGTATCAGGGGTGGATTCTACCAGTTCTAGATTCTTAGCCGAATCACCATCAATCCAGCCAAAATAAGGAAGTCTAAATGAGGGGTCTCGCATATTTCCACCACATTTCATGACGCGAACTGTTCTTCCGTGAAATTTCACTCTGTCACCTGTTTTAATCGCCATTTGCCTATCCTTTCTTAAATCATATCGAAGTTATTAACATGCTCGATATGATAGAGTTGAAAGGTGTAGTGATTGATGGTTCCAATCCATCCATACCTATCAACGTAATGAATGTTGGTAATTTTATGGATGGTATCGTGGTCATTTGATACAAACTTATCCATTGTCGGCCCCCAACCAACACCGTAGTAATCTTTTTCCCCAATAGGGATTGACTTGATGATGACATCATCACCATCTTTAATGATTGGTGGCTTAATGGATTCGACGATTTCAACGTCATCAGGAGAAATTCCATAACCCCAACCAAAATACGATAGTCTGAGTTGAACGTTAGAAGTAGATTCAATTGTGACTTTTTCCATCACGCGAACGGTTTCCCCTTGATATTTGACAATATCACCAACTTTAATATCCATTGTTTACCACCTACCTTTTCTTAAATTATTTTTCAGGATTGAATAAATCATTTATTTTTTCACTAGTTTCATTTTGAATAGTGATTTGAATTTCTGCGCTGTTTTCTAGGGCATCGATACGACTACCAATGTGAGAACCCCATTTTTGATAATATCCATTGTAGGGTTTGTATTCAATTTTAACAATCTTAGAATTACCTGTGATTTCACCATCAGATATAACCTTTGATAGTTCTACTCTTTTTGTAGCTATTTCGGTATCTGTTTTAGCTATGATATCATAATAGATATGGTTAGGGTAATTTGACCCGTTAGTTTTGAATAGAGAGGCATTTTTACCCAAGGGCTTTCCAACTTCAATGACGGTCTTTCCCGACCCATTAAGGAAGAATCCGACCGGTTTTAGGTCAATTTGTGCATCCATATCATTGGTGTAAATTTGTTTCCATTGATAATCGGATAGGTTCACTCGCTCTATTTTATGGGCACCATACAAAGAAATTGTAATAATCACGGCGATTGACGCCATCCACCCTACCAATACCTCATCCCATTCTAGTTTTGTAAATTTTAAAACAAGAGATGCAATCATCATTGACAGTCCCACGAGAAGTAGCCACACTAATCCGATAGGGTTTGGTATACTTAAAAATTGTCCCATTAGTTGATAACCTTTCTAAATCATATCATAAGGTGTAACAGGTGATAAATGATACGTCCTGAACCACCAGTCTCCTAATTTAGCCAAATGCCCATATTGCGAATGGTCCCATAATTCTTCCACGATATATTCGTTACCGATAAAATGAACCATATCAGATACCCATATGCCATCAATTCGAGGTCTCTCATATGTAGGTACGTCATCAACACGAACCCTGTCTCCAACTTTTAATTTCGGTAGTTCGATAGACTTCATTAGCTGCACATCAGTAGGGTGGACGCTATCATCAACAGTGGGGCCAACAATTCTAATGACGGGGCGTGTACTACCTGTTTTCTCCATGACTCTAGCAATTCGCCCATCATAGAAAACGATATCTCCAACCTTTATTTCATCAAATTTAGCCATATGTTTCCTTTCTAGACAATATCATAATTTTCTATATGTTCGATATGGTAAGCGTGAAACCAAAGGCCTACAATTGGACCTCCAATTTGGATAATTAAGCCCTCTTCCGGGTGATTTGTCACATCTGTTACAATTTGAGGTTGACCATCGGTGAGGTCACTCATACGGAGCACCCATCCACATCCATAATGTTCTTTTTCATGTTCTGGTATATTATGGACAAGAACTAGGTCACCAGGTTCAAATGCCGACAATTTAACAGATTCGATGAGTTCTAAGTCACCCAACAGTGGTCGTTTGTAAAATTCTTGAAGAGCCAGCTGAACTTCGAATGCACCATCTGTATCATCCATTTCTACAATGCGCATAACACGCGCGTGAATATTGTCATATGAAACAATATCACCGACTTTAATATCATAACTTTGCGTATCCATTTTGTATTCTTTCTGAAACCCCATTTCTTTCGTTCTTGTTGATTTTGACGACCAGACCGTGGTAATCTGTTTTCGTAACCATATCAACTTTATAATATACTTTTGAAGTTACTCATATTACTGACCTTTCATTTTTAAATCATATCATAGCCATTGGTTAGGGTTAAGTGATAAGGCAAAAACCAATAGTTATCAATTTTAACAACTTGTCCGTAAACAACTGTATCACGAATTTCCTTGATTTGGTGTGCCTTTTCAGATGTGACGATTTCTTCACACCCACTATACCAAGATGTTACATATGTATTTTTCTCATACATGGGTATATCATCGACAACCACCCAATCGCCAACCTCTAAGCTTGGTAATTGCACGGACTTAACCAATTCCAAGTTATGATATAAATCTCCAATATTTCCATCATGTGATAATCGAAATATATGCGTTCCACACATCATCAGTCGTTGTGTCTTACCCCTATAACGAACTATGTCTCCAGTTTTTACGTGCATAGCCAACACCACCTTCTAATAATTTGGTTTATGATGTTTTTCTCGACGGCGATAAGCCTTGCCGTTTTTGGTCATAGATGACCCTTTTCGTTTCATGTGGAGAAACATCTGCATTTCTTCATCGGTTGTGATGCGAACTTTTTGTTCTGGTTTTACTACAATTGTCATTTTCTTCTTCATATTGTCACCTCTTACAATTTTTAATTTCGAGAATAATTTGGGGTATCAGCATGTAGATGCCGAAATAATCCCTATCCGGTACAATTTTATTTTTCGAAAATGATTTGGGGTATCGGGGCGAATGCCCCGTTCGAAGTTCGGCATGTAGATGCCGAAACGTTCGTGACGTGACGAACAATGGCATTTTTAGAGCTATTTTCAGCTAAATTTGGTCAAATTTGCAGTGATTTTAGCCAATTTGGATGGAATTGGACAAAATTGGATTCAAAATTGGATTTCTTGTTAGCGCTTACAAACAGCGGTATTACAATGTTTTTCAACTAAACCTTATTTTGAACTAAAAAAGTACAGAAAATTTTTAAGTAGCTGTAGAAAAAATTTTTTTGTAATTTTTAATCCTTTGACGTTCAAACAATCCAAAACCGCGCGGTTGAGGGATTTGAGAACGCTTTCATAAAATCCAATTTTGAATCCAAATCCGTCCAAATGGTCAAAAATGAGCCTATATAAAAAGACCTATTGTTCGTTATTTACGAACAATGGTTATCTGGCTTGTTAATTTTTAATGAGCCTCCTAATGGTGAAAATCGCAGATTTGTCGGGGACTTCCCTTGTGACATCTTGTAAATCAGCTATAACTATGATATACTATAGATATACATAGTTAGGAGAAACACATGCAAACAGAAGATAAAGTAAGAAATGAAGCCGCTAAAATTTTAGGTTTAGAGGGTGAATTTGCAGGCACTGGTCAAATTTCTCATCCCACTCCCATTAAAACCAAACACCAACCCTGATAATTACACTCAAGATGATATTGATTGGGATTGTATGGAAAGGTTCATGTCGCGCGTGCAAGACGCAGCCAAAGAACGCCTAGCAAACTTGCCTGAGCCTGGTCAAAAGTCCAAAACACCTGTGGATGTTAATGGATGGGGTGAATTTAAGCTTACTGATATTGCCAAATTAACGAACGGAAATAAATTCGATAAGAACAAAATGACCAGAGATAACACATCAATTAATTTTGTATCTCGTACAGGTTTTAATAATGGCGTTTCCGATTTTGTTGACAAAATTGATGGTGTTGAACCTTATCCTGCGGGGGCTATCACATTAGCTCTTGGTGGGTCTGCTGGTTCTACGTTTGTACAAACAGCTCCATTTTACACTGGTCAAAATGTAGGTGTTATAGAATTTGAAAACAAATCATTTTTAGCCAAACAATTTGTTGCAACTGTTTTGGCAAAAACCTGTAATATTCAATTCAGCGCTTTCAAAAATGAAATTAACAAACATTTTAAGCGTGATTTGACCATCCCACTCCCCCTAAAATCCGGCACCAATCCATCTGACTATACTCAAGACGATATCGACTGGGACTATATGGAACGCTTCATGCGACAGATTCAAACCTTGGCGAAAAATCGTTTGGGACAATTGACCCAAACGCAAATACCAAACGGTAAAACCTCAGATGAATTTGAGGTTTTTGTTTTAAGAAAATGTTTTGTTTAAGAAATCACTTAAATAATCTTTGGATGGTGCAAAATGAAGATAGACATGTTCCAATTCGTTACTGTCAAAAATGGAAAGTGGAGATGGGATGAGAAATTTGATAGTGCCCTCAATCCAACTATCGTTATTACCACGAAGTTTGGCACGTTCACGAAATACTCGTTCAGATTCAACAACCGGTAGTGGTTTAACATAATGGACATCATGTCCCATGAAAATGAGTGCCTTTACGATTTCTGGATTTTGAGCAGCAAAAACATATTTGTATTTTCCACTTTTTACAGCAGCGTGAACTGCTTTTACATATTCCCAAAGACCATTTTCTTTACGAGTGCGGTTTGGGATACCTTTGAATTCTTCTGAGCTCAAATGTTCGTAACCTGTTTTATCGAATAAAAAGTCTGAACTTTCCAAATCTAACGCGATGTCGGGGTGTTCTTTAGCGTAGTGAGTCTTTCCCATACAAGGGAAGGCGAGAATAATTTTAGTCATTGGTATTTACCTTTCTAATTTTTTCTACTATTAGGTTGGTTACGTCATTGGTGATAGAGAATTAGAACCATCACGCATGTCAGCTGTCACAACACCGAATATTACATATTATGTAGAAGTGATGTTGGGCCTCAACATTGAATTCATTAAAAAACTGTATAAAAACTGCGGAATTCCGAGCGAGAAAGCGGTGCTTTTATTCCTAACCGAATCTCATACGCTCATGAACGATGGGTGTAATAATGATATTGATAAACACGTGTTAGATATCTATCGAGAAATTCAAGAGCGATTACTTGTGACAAACATTTATGTTCATTTGTTAGCAGGTCGTTACCAAAAACCGTTGATGAAACAAGATTACACAACTCCGGGTAACCCTTGTGGTCCTCGTAACAGTTTGAATCCACGTCAAAACATTCGATTATATGATGTGGGAGAGGTTGTTGTGAATACGATGAACAATGGAATTGCCAACATTAAGCGTCTCATTCGCCCTGTCGATTTTGACTGGAGAGAATTGATTAGGGCTTGGGAAATTGATAAACATAAACCAATTAAAGTTGATATCAATCTAGAATTGGGAATTGCTGTTATTCAATCAATAAGGTTTTATACTGAATCAGGTGACGATGTAACCTATTTACCGTAAAATCAAAAAACCGGAAAAAAGGAAACGACTAGACGCTTATCTAGTCGTTTTTAGATTTTAATTGATAGTCGTAAATGACATAGTCTACACCATTATATTCAACAACGATTGTGTCACCAAATTGTTGTTTGATAGGTAATTTTTTGTTATTGATAAATGAACTGGTACTATCTACCACAATCGAATCAGTTTCTTTTCGGACGGTCACATATTCCAGAGAATGGTCATCAATATATGACATTCGAAAAACAAGGAATAGGTAAAGGATAATCAAGGTAGCTCCGGTCACCGCTGCAGATATGAAATAGGGATTTTTGTCATTATTATAATAATAATCACGTAGTCTGAACCCAATTGCTACCAAAATTAAAGCGATAATGATAGCACCAATAACAACATATCCAAATAGGACTGGTATATCTATCAAGTTGTGTAATAATTGTTTCATCAAAATCTACCTTTCTACACTATGTCGAATTCTGGTAATAGGATGTTACGATAGTCGTTCAAAAATGCTTCGACTGTGATGGGTAGTGCGCGTTGATAATTTGTTAGCTCTTTTTTCCATTTGGCTACTGGGTCATTCAACCTCTCGTCTACATATTGATAAATCGCGTCCCAATTGACACGTTTATCATCTTTATGTTCCAATAATTCATCAATCTTACAACGATGTCTCCCTGTAATCTCACGACCAAGGATACAAGATAAAATCATGAGGTCATCGCGCCTACTCCCATAAGTGTCATCAGACATACCACCGCGTAAAATTTTCGATAATTGATGATATTCTGGGTCTTCAAAATAACGTTTTCGAAGTTCTTTTCTAACCTCAACTTCTTCATAATCTGTTCGACTCATAACATTCCCTTTCAAAAACAGGTAGTGTCAATAACTGACACTACCCATTATTTATTAATATGCTAATTTTTGAGCGTATGGTGAAAGCGTAACAGATACCAAATCGCTAAATGGGCGATAAATGATGGTATCACCTTGGGATGGTTCGTAGCCTTCATTCGTGTCGAACACTTTTCCAATTTTATTTAGGTCAAATGCTAAATTGTCACCATCAAATGTGAAAGCGGTACCAGGAACTTCAAATGAGAAGTCATAATTAATTTCCCCCTGTTTGGTACGGAAATTTTCATCAATACGCATGTGTGCATTCGGGTAAAGCAAGTCAATCGTGAAAGTACGTTTAGTAGTTACGCCCGTTGAGAAGGTAAAGGTTGCTTCATACTGGTCACGACGACTATCAATTAGTCCCAAATTGAGATATTTGATGATATTTTCAATCGATTCACCCAAATTCAATTCTCGTGCAATGGCACCTAATTGGTCATAGTTGGTACCAAGACGATAAAGAAGTGAAATGAGACCATCTGAGATATACTCTGGCTCAACGCAATCACGAATGTAACCATCAATCTCGTCAATTGACATCTTACCAAATTTAATGTCATAATAAAAACGACCTGTACGACCTCTGAAATATTCATTCAGTTTCTTGTAATCATTGATAGTGATTAAATAGAAATGGTTGTTGTGATGGAAGCCGTCAAAGACGCTGAGAAATTGTGATTGCTCATCATTTTCATTATCATAGGTGAAAATTTTTTCGAATTCATCGATAAGAATGAAGACTGGTTGTTCAATAGATTGTAAGAAACCTGAAAGACCCGGTGTGTTTTCTGTCACAATGATGGTTGGTAGACCCAATTCCATGAGGCGTTCTGAAATGATACGTGCAGTCATGGATTTACCTGTACCTTTACGTCCACCTAGGATAGTTCCAAAGTTTTTGTCAGTCATTTGATAGCGACTAACAATTTTATCCACTAATTGAAGATGGTCTCCATAAACCTTACCTTCATGATGGAAATCCTTGATTTTTGTAAGTGAATAGCCACTCATATTGCTAAATTGGATTTGATAGGTACCAACAGGAATTGAATCGGTTACGGTCAAATCATCAGGGAAGATGCGAAGGGTGCTACCCATATTTACTACTTTCATTTTCTTACCTCGTGTTATTTTTTAATGCATGTTGTTGATAATGGTGCTTGCTAACATCATATTCGTAGTCGCTAACATGTTGTTTTCATCGTTTGATGAATCATCATTATGGCCGTCGTCATCATTTGTAAAAATTGATAGTAAAATTGTCACAAGTGATAGTAAGATGAATAGGACAAACAAAACCTTGACAATAGAATCATCATGATTCTTATGCGCTTTATCCTCAACAAAGCGAGTTGTTATCCGTAACTGTTTATTGGCCTTAATAACAGCTTCATCATAGTTTTGACCATAAATAGAAGGACCAACAATGTTTGTCAGATTCGGATGCTTATCAATTAGTTTTTTCTCAAGTGTTGGTGATGCTTGGACATAAGATGTGCTATTAATATCCCGAAAGAGATTATCACTCAAGGGTTTCATGAGGACATAGAAAACATCTTGTTTTTGGTCTAGTGTCAGAGACTGAGCTTTACTCAACAGCGGGACATCCGTATCATCGTATATGATGTATTGTGTTTTGATTTGATTTTTAGCATTATCTTCGTCAATGATTTGACGTGTCTCTTGACTGACGTGTTGACCCTCATCAATAATGGATTGGATTAATGGTTGTGGCCAGAACCAATAGGCACAAAAACCAACGAGTGAAATGAGTACAATGACGATGAGTTTTTTGGTCATACCTAATCTGGACATATGTCATCACCTCATCTTAATTGTAATGTGGCAAATGATTCAATAGCTTTTTGCAGTTTTGCTAGCAAAGTTTCTTCATCAAGGAAAATGATAGATGCTTCAATATCGATTTGTTCACCGTGGTTGCTATCGAACACACAAAATTCAGACTTATCAACCACAATTCTCTTACGGTAGTGAATTTGAACAGCGTGACCTGCCGCATTCATATCAAACTGATTATCTGTGATTTTAAAATGATAAGTCACACCGTTGTTATCGAAAAATGTCACAGTACCGTTTCCGCCTTCATAATCGAGCATTATTAAATCTTCATTGTCAGGATAGAGTCCGATAGTTTCTAGTTTTTCGATTAGTTCTAAAATATACATAGCAATACCCCCTTGTTTGATGTGGATGGATTAAGATTGATTTTGTAGATAAGTAATAAACCCAATAAGTCCCAAACCACTAAAAATAATAACCAATACTCCCATAATAAATTTGGACCTATCCTCTTTTTCTTGAGAATCGTCAGATGTGACTGTTGGGTGTACTACTGGACGCGGTGTGAACAATAGACGTTGAGTCGTGGTTGGATACAAAAATCCATTATTAACCGATGTAGTCGTAGTAGTTTGCGGTATATTCTTCCATGTGTGTACTGGTGTACTTGGCACATAATGGTAGCCAGATGATTTAGAAGATGATTTCCCAAACCAAGATGGTTTTTTAAACCAAGATGATTTACTAGAACTGGATGATTTGCTAGAGCCAGATGATTTTGATGAGTGGGATGAATGACCATGACTACTATGCCCCCCATGTCCATGACCGCCGTGCCCACCACGTGCTAATACGGTTGCCGGTGATAAAAACAATAGCAACAGCATTACAATTCCGAATAATTTTTTCATATTTTTACCTCGATTAGAAACATTCCTCAAAACAAATTAAAACAATTTTTTCTAAAATAAATTTTTTCACCATTAATAAAAGTCGCTACTGTTTCTGCTTTAAATTTTTTATTTTCTATTTCATATTTTATTATTTTTCTACAACACCATCAATCCAATTAAATAATTCTTCTAAATCATAATCTCC